CCTACAAAAAACGCGAAAATTTCACTCTAAAGCATTTTTTAGAGAGGTTAAAAACCTATAGTGAAGAACACTTTAGGTTCCGTATATACAAAATTGACATGAAGGATAAGTGAAATGGAAAATCAATCAATCGCCAAGTTCATCCGTCTAAAGACAGGTGATGACATTATTGCCGAGGCCTTTGAGACAGGTGATGATACTGGTGATTATATCACGGTAATCAATCCACTCAAGGCTATGTATGTACCAGCGACAGCAACAGGATATTTACAGATAGCATTTATGCCTTGGGTTTATCCTCGTATATGTGACCAACAAGAGTTTAACATCAAAAGGGAAGAAGTTCTCCTTTATCAAGATGTTACTGATAATATGAATGAGTATTATTGGGAAAGTGTAGATCATTACCTTGCTGCTAAACGAGAGAAGGTAGAAGATATACAAGAAGAAAAAATTGATGAAGAGATAATGGAGGAGTTATTGGAAGAAATCCGAAAAGGAAGGGTGATGCACTAATGGATAAAAACAAATACCTAGACTTGGACGGTAATGACGATTTTGGTTTTACTTTTGGAGAAGAAACCGACCTTACTCCTATCACTAACGAAGTAGACGACCTTAAACAAAGACTACAGGCAGTCCGCAAAATATACCTTCCTTTATTAGAGAACCTAGCAAAAAACGACGAGCAACCCATTATCAAGTGGCCTAATCGCGGTCCGGTATTAAAGAAGCATATGGATAAGTTAAAGAAACTTACCGATGTTTAAAGCTAACGCTTCGCGTTTGTGTCGCTTCGCTCCACGGTGAGCAACTGGTTAATATTGGTGTAAGTTATGGTGGTGGAGCGGAGCACATTATACACACATATTAGGAACCTTGTCAAGCCCCAAAATCAACATTTGACAAAAAAAGTTTTTTAGTATATAATGATAAATCATTGAAAAGAGGTTCATATGACTACCAAAAAGAAACGAAATCACTATGTAGATAACCAAAGATTCCTAGAAGAGATTATTGAATATAAGAAACAAGTTGTTGAGGCTAGAGAACAAGGCCTTGATAAACCAAGAGTTTCCGAATATATTGGTAAATGTATTTATTTGATTGCCGAGAATCTATCACATAAACCTCGTTTTATGAACTACTCATTCCGTGATGAATTAGTATCTGATGCTATTGAAAACTGTTTCCTTTATTTTGACAATTTTAACCCTACCATATCACAAAATCCTTTTGCTTACTTTACTCAAATCATATACTATGCCTTTCATAGAAGAATTAGTAAAGAAGAAAAAAATCGTTATATTATATACAAAAAATTTCAAGAAAGTGTCCTAGATACCTCGGATGCCGCTTTGATGATAGATCATGACGATAACCACTTGATTTCCTCCACGATGTATGATAACCTAAACGAGTTCATAAAAAAGTTTGAAGGTCGTGAAGCGGAAAAGAAAGAGAAGCGTAAAGCATCTAAAGAAGGACTTGAAAAATTTATAGGAGGAGAAGATGAAGGAAGAGAATCAGTTTGATGTTCCTTTCCAGGTTCAGCAGTTGCTAATCGCAATGCAGGATAAGAAAGAAAGAGTAAATGTCCGTGGTAACTATCGTATGCGTCTTGAGGGAATCAAGAGAGCTATAGATAAAGCTATTACCGATTATGATACAGAAATGGGAACAACAACTACATTTAAACGTAGGAAAACGTCATGACTGATATTGATGATGTAATTTCTGAAATTGATAGAAATATAGAATGGTTCTGTGATAAAATTGTAGAGCCGGTTCCTCATAGTAAAGATGATAAAGAAAAGATAATGAAAAGAATGATTAACCTTGGATGGTTAAGACAGTCTGAATATGAAACATATAAAGAGATTACTAAGGAAGATTGATAATGGCAAAGATTGCTATGATAACCGATACTCATGCAGGTATCCGGAATGATAACCCGGCGTTTCACGATTATCAAAAACTTTGTTATGATTGGTTCTTCAACTATGTCGATACTAATAATATTAGGTATGTGGTACATCTTGGAGACATCTTTGATAGGAGAAAATACATTAACTTTCTATCGGCCAAAAGATGTAGAGAAGACCTCCTTGATCCATTAGAAGATAGAGGTATTGAAACACATATCATTCAAGGAAACCACGATAGTTATTATAAAGACACCCACGAAGTAAATGCTTTAGATGAACTTGTAGCAGGACGGTATCAGTTTATCCGTACCTATGGTCTACCTGAAATGATTAATATAGACGGACTTGATATACAGATTATGCCTTGGATCACGGACTCTAATCGTGATCAGGCTATGGATGTTATCAGTCAACCACGAGCCGAGGTTCTTATGGGTCACCTAGAACTAAACGGTTTCACTATGCATAGAGGATTGATATCAGACCATGGACTTGATCGTGTTACTTTTGATAAGTTTGATAAAGTCTTTTCTGGACATTATCATCATCGTTCCACTATTGGCAATGTTTCTTATATTGGTGCTTTTGCAGAGTATACCTGGCATGATTATGCTGATCCTCGTGGTTTCTCTGTGTTTGATACTGAGACCAGAGAGATAGAGTTTATACAGAATCCTTATAAGATGTTCCGTCTTGCTAAGTATGATGATGTTGCTAATCCTGAAATTGTGGAGAAAATTCAAGGCACAGACTTTTCAAAGTATAAGAATACTTATGTTAAGTTGGTTGTGGTTAACAAATCTAATCCTTATGCCTTTGACCTTTTATTTGATTCTATCTATAAGGCAGGCCCTTTAGATATTACCGTTGTAGAAGATCCTTCCGTATTGCTAGAGAATGAAGATATGGAATCCGTAGATGAAGCGGAAGATACTTCAACAATCCTTTCCAAGTATATTGATGGGTTGACTTTGCCGGTGGAATCTGCTAGAATGAAATCTTTCATGTTAGATGTTTACAAAGAGGCATTACAGGTAGAGACCGTATGATTACCTTTCATAATGTAAAGTGGCGGAACTTTCTTTCGGCCGGTAACAACTGGACCGAGTTGGAGTTAGATACACATAAGAACACCTTAATCATGGGACATAATGGGTCAGGTAAGTCCACATTCCTGGATGCCTTGACCTTTGTCTTGTTTGGTAAACCTTTTCGTAAGGTTAACAAAGGTAATGTAGTAAACTCTATCAACGGTAAGAATTGTGAGGTGGAGATTGAGTTTTCTGTTTCAAACAAACGGTACAAGGTTATTCGTGGTGCAAAGCCAAATATCTTCGAGATTTATTGTGAAGGTAAAATGGTCAACCAGGATGCAGCAGCCAAGGACTATCAAGAATACCTAGAAAAAAATATTCTAAAGATGAACTTTAAGTCCTTTACACAGGTTGTTATTCTTGGTTCATCCTCGTTTGTACCTTTCATGCAGTTATCACCAGGTGACCGTAGAACTGTTATTGAGGATCTATTGGACATTCAAATCTTTTCGGCTATGTCTAATGTGGTGAAGAACCGACTACAAATCAACCGTGAAGGACTAGAGAAGAATAGAATTACTTTAACTAGTAAAAATGAAAATAAAACTTACATTGAGCAGACCTTAGAGTCGTTGAAGTCAAATAATGAAACTAAACTTGCTCTTTTACGAGAGAAAGAACAAGAACTAAAAGATGCTTTAGTTTCTGAGAAAACAACTATTTCTGACCTAGAGAAGCAAAGAGATGAACTTCTTGAGCAAGGTATTGATACCTCGGCATTAAGGACAAAGTATGGTAAGTTGGTCGGTTTCAAGGCCAAGATGGAAGGCAACTCTGAAAGATTGATGAAAGAGGTGTCGTTCTATCACGATAATGATAGTTGTCCTACCTGTAAGCAGGACATTGCTGCCGACCATAAAGAAAAAAATATCAAAGATAGCAATGCTAAGATTGATGAAATATCTCAGGGTATAAATAAGGCTGACGAACAGATTACTGCCGTCCTGGAAGAAATAGAGAAGATTGATGAGGTTCTCAAGCGTCTTAATGGAGTTAAGATG